TGAACTGCATGTCATGGCTCAACAGCCTATCGAAGACATCAATTATGGTTCTTCTATTCCTAACTTCCCTAATGAATGGATGAATACTCTAGTATGGAACTTAGCAGACCAGCTTGCTATTGAATACTCTGTACCTACAGGACATCGTCAAGAGATTGCTGCAAGAGCTAAAGCATATCGTGACCAATTAACAGACTGGGATGTTGAATCAACTTCTACATTCTTCCAAGCTGACCTTCGCATGTCTAACGTGACCTTTGGACAACCAAACTAATGCCACTACAAAGAATTCCTTTATCTCAACCTATTGAGACTCGGAATGGTGATTTACAGACCGATTCCAAGTGCGTCAATGGTTACTTTGAATCACGAGATGTTAAGCGTGAGTTTATTAAGCGTCCTGGTTTAGCAATTCAAACTGTAACGCCTACTTTGCCTTCTGCACAAGGTCAAGGTATTTACCTATTTAAAGGATTCTTATATGCTGTCGTTAACAATATTCTGTATAAAATTGACCCCAGCACTTATGTTTCAACTGTTGTTGGTACGCTTACAGGAGCTGTCCAAACTTGTTACTTTGTTCAAACCTTAGATAGTACTTATTTATTTGTACATAACCAAACTAATGGTTATTTAGTAGATGGTTCTACTGGTGTATTTAGTCAGATTAAAAACGATAACGTAGCTTCTGTGGACATCATTACTGGTGGTCTAAGCTACACAAACCCTACAGTAACTTTCTCAGCCCCTTCAGGAGGCGGTGTAACAGCCACAGGAACGGTCACAACTACAGGTAGTGGTGTAACAGCAATTACTGTTACTGCGTCAGGCTCAGGCTTTACAAGCACTCCTACAGTGGTTATTGGTACTGTATGGTCTGCAGGTTTAACTGTAGCTGCTCAACAACAAGTTTATTATGGTAACAATCTATATACCTACACAGTAGGCGGTGTTACAGGCTCTACAGCCCCTACTTTTACTAGCGGTACAGCTACTGACGGTACAGCTACGATTGCCTTCTCAGGCTTAGTTGCTAAAGCTATTGCTACTATTAGTAACGGTGGTATTAATGCCGTAACCATGACTTTAGACGGTAGTGGCTACAATGCTCCTCCTTTAATTACTTTCTCAGGCGGTGCAGGCACAGGTGCTACTGCAGATGCTACATGGCAATCAGGTATTATTGAAAGTGTTACCATTACTAATGGCGGTTCAGGATATACATCTTCAGACAACATTATAGTTACTTTTGTTGACATTACAGGTTCAGGAGCCTCAGCTACAGCATTGTTAAATGCTTTTCCTTCAGGACCTTTAACGCCTGGGGCAGTATTCTTAGATTCTTACATTGTTATAGGTACTGTAGCTGGTAGACTGTATAACTGTGAGTTAGGTAATCCTACTATTTGGAATGCTTTAAACTATGTTTCAGCCGAATCTGAGCCAGATAACCTAGTAGGTATTGCTAAGCATTTAAACTACATTCTAGGGCTTGGTCAGTGGTCTACAGACTTCTTCTATGACGTAGGTAACTATCCTGGCTCTCCTTTAAGTGCTGCTCCTTCTTATAAGTTTGAAGTAGGCTGTGCTAATGGTAACTCTATTGTAAGCTTTGAGAATACAGTGCTCTTTGTAGGCATTTCTAAAACCACAGGTACTGGTGTCTATGGTATTGATGGCACAGCTCCTGTAAAGCTCTCTACTGTCTATATTGACCGTATTTTGAACAACAGTAATATGCAAACTGTTATTGCTTATTCTTTTAGATTCAATGGACATCCTTTTTATGTCTTGACTTTACATGATTTAAATGTTACAATAGTATACGACGTATCTGAGAAAATGTGGCATCAATGGACTATGTGGGCAATAGGCGATGTAGATTCAGGTGTTCCTGGAGTCTATGCAGAACAGTACTTCCGTCCTAGTTACTTTACAGGTGATGGCTTAACTTATTATCTTTTAGATGATGATAACGGAACTCTTTACACTTTATCAGATTTGTATTATAATGACGCTGGTGCTCCAATTTATTATCGAGCTGTAACAGACATTGTTGATAATGGAACTACCAAGCGTAAGTTTTATAATCGTGTTGAGATTATTGGTGATAAAGCTCCTGCTACGATGAACATTCGTCATAGCGATGATGACTACAAATCATGGTCTCCTTATCGTACTGTAAGCCTTAATGCGCCTCGTGCTCAGATTTATCAAACAGGTCAGGCACGTCGTAGAGCTTGGGAATTCTTATGTACAGACAATCAACCGTTAAGACTTGATGCTGCTGAAATAGACTTTGAAGTTGGAGATTTAGAAGGCGGTGGTCCTGCCCCTACTCAGTATCGGAAATAGAATGAACGAGCAGTTACCAACAAAGTTATTAGAAAATAAAATAGATAACTTAACCAAAGAACTGCTAAAGCAAGAACAAGCTGATTGTCCTGTAGTTCATCACTTTGGTCCTGGTCTTTACATTAGAGAAGTAACTTATGGTACTGGTACTTTAGTTGTAGGTCATTTCCATAAGCAACCTCATTTATGTGTAATGTTAACAGGTAAAATGTTATTTGTTAATCCTGACGGAAACAAGGTTGAAATAAGTGCTCCTAAGTCATTTATAGCATCCGCAGGTCGTAAAGTAGCTTATGTATTAGAAGAAATGACTTTTCAAAACATATATGCTACAGAAGAAACAGATGTTGCTAAATTAGAAAAGATGTTGTTTGAAGAGAATGAATTTCTTGAAGAACATCTTAAAGAACAAAATAAAATATTAACTTATGACCATTCAATAGATGTTGAAGACTTTGAAAAAGCAATGGCAGAGTATAAGTTAGATTTAAATCTTGTTCGACAAATATCAGAATACGAAGGAGACCAGATACCTTTTCCACAAGGAAGCTACAAAGCAATGGTGTCTGATTCCAAAATTGAGGGTAAAGGTTTGTTTGCTACAGGAAATATTCAAGAAGGTGAAGTTATTGCCCCTGCTCGAATAAATGAAAAAAGAACTCCTGCTGGTAGATATACAAACCATTCCAAGAATGCAAATGCAGTTTTTGTTTTACGAGATAATGAAGATATTGACTTGGTAGCCTCTAAACCAATATCAGGAATGCGTGGAGGCTTATTAGGTGAAGAAATTACCATTGATTATAGACAGGCTCTGAGCCTTTATAAGGAAACAACATTATGTCAGCTTCAGTTGCAGCCTCAGTAGTAGGCTTAACAGTAGGTGTAAACGCCCTCACAGGGAATCCATTAGGTTTAGGTGGTAGCAGTGGCGGTGGGAGTAGCGGAGGTGGCTCAGGCCAGTATGACCCCTATGGTCAATACCGTGGTCAAGCTGCTACACAATTAAATACTTTGATGAATAACCCATCAATGGCTATGTCACAGCCTGGTTATCAACAACAGTTACAACAAGGCATGAGAACTACTCAGCGTGGTGCTGCTGCCACTGGTATGCTTCAATCAGGTGCTGAGCAAAATGCTTTACAAAACGTAGGGCAAAATACTTTTGGTTCTTTTTACAACTCACAGCTTGCTAATTTAATGCAATTATCAGGTGCTTCTCAGTCTCCTGCTGCTGCAGGAATGGCTCAATCACAAGCTGCTACATTAGCACAGAGTCGTCAATTTGGTGCTATTAATCAAGCTACTTCTGCTCTTGGTGCTATGGGTAATTTGTTTGGTGGTACAACTCAAACACAACCTTTTGGTTATTCTGGAATGAGTTCTGGTATGTCAGGTGGTTATACTGGAAATGTTTATGATGCTTCAGGTAACTTATCAAGCAGTGGTAATGCTGCTCCTGCTGCTGCAGACTGGGCAAGTGCATTTGGTGGTACTACTGGAATGGGTGGTTAATCATGGCAGAACAAACAGCAGTTGAGGCATTTGCTTCTGGCTACGGAGCAATGAAAGGTGTCACTGAAGACATCGCTTCTAAAAATATATTAAGCCAAGCTTACGCAGGACAAACACCTGAGGATATAAAAGACCCTATTAAACAAGTAGCTACTTTAAACCAAGCTGCTGGAATGCTTAATAGTAAAGGTTTATCTTCTGCTGCTTATAAACTACAAAAGCAAGCTGGAGATTTATCTACAGATGTAAATAAACAACAACTTGATACTTTAAAAGTTAAACAAGGTGAATTAGAATACGCTGGTCAATTATTACAAAGTGCTGGAGATGAGTCTTCTCTACAAAGCGTAATTAATCAAACTGTTAAAGACCCTGCTGCTCGTATGTCTGTAGAATCTATTATGAGAAATCCTAATTTAGATTTTAAAACTAAAAAAGCAGAACTTATTAAAATGACTGAGACTGCTGACCAGCATTTAAAAGCACAACAAATTGCTGCCACTGCTGCTAATACACTTTCTCAAATACAAAATAGAGTTGATGATAATGTAAGAGCAGATAAAAAGAATGCTATAGAGCAAGCAAAACTATATACAACAGCTAATGTTCCTATTCCTGTTGAAATTGCTAAGGCTGCTGGTTTACCTGTTCCAGGTGGCGAAGCTCCTTCAACTTTCTTAGCTGGTAGAGGAGCTGCAGAAGCCCCAAGTTATGATACAGTAGCTGAAGGCGGTGCTTTAGGTAAATATGGAATGAAACCTAAAACATTAGACTTGTTACGTAAAATAGACCCTTCTTTACCTAAAACTAATGAAGAATATTTAAAAGACCCTAAAGCTCAAGATAAAGCTGCTTCTCTTCTTGAAAAAGAAAATGAAAAAGAAATTAAAAATTCTGGTAATAAAGTAACTCAAGTTAATAAAGATTTATTTTATCGTTTTGGTGCTCCCGACGCAACTAAGATTCTTAATGCGTATGATAAAAATCCTAACACTAAAATTGACTCTATTGTTGGTGCTCAGGTTATTAAAGAAAACCCTGACCTTGCTGGTAAAACAGTGGCACAGGCTATTGCTGGTAATGTTTCTGTAGAAAAACAACCTGCTCCTGGTTTAAGTTTAGATAAACCTAGTAGAGGTGCTTCTAAACCTTCTACAGATACTCCAACATCTTTTGTAGGCTCTACAGGTGCAACATACGCACCTAAAGATGAAAGAGAAACTCAGCTCTTTGCTAACGTTGCAGGTCCTTATAAAGAGCC